TATGGCAGCTTATGAGCTTACAGGTAGTAGATGGCCTGTTGTCTCTATTAAGAATGGTGCACAGTCAGCAGCAGCAGATGTTAAAAAGAATCTTGAGTTTCTTAGTTCATTTGAAAATGTAATTATTTGTTTTGATTCAGATAAGGCAGGGAGAAATGCAGCAAAAACAGTTGCAGGGTTATTCCCACCTAACAAAGCAAAGATAATGACACTGCCAGCAGAGTATAAAGATGCTAATGATATGCTTAGAAAAGCACAACATAAAAAGTTTGTTGATTGTTTTTGGCAAGCAAAGACTATTACACCTGCGGGTATTATCAGAGTATCAGAAAAATTTGGTGCTTGGAAAGATCGTACAGAAAAAGAAAGTATTCCATATCCTTGGGGAGTGCTTAATGAAAAGCTACACGGTATCCGTAAAGGTGAGCTAGTAACTGTATGTGGTGGTACAGGTCTTGGTAAGACTAGTGTGACAAGAGAGTTAGAGCATTGGATTCTTAATAACAGTGAAGATAATATAGGCATCATTGCATTAGAGGAAGATTGGAGGCGTACAGTAGATGGTATTCTTGCAATTGATTGTAATGAAAAGATTCACTTAGAAGAAGTCAGAGCTAAGTACACAGAAGAAGAACTAGATAATCTTTATCAAAGAGTATTGTCTAATGATAAACTTTTTATCCACTCACATTTTGGCATCAATACTGTAGAAGAAATCTTTGCAAAAATACGTTACTTAATTGTAGGTTGCGAATGTAAATGGATAGTGCTTGACCACTTACACATGCTTGTATCAGCTTTAGAAGGTGGTGATGAAAGAAGGCTGATAGATAATATAATGACACAGCTTCGTAGTCTTGTAGAAGAAACAGGTGCAGGACTTATACTTGTATCTCACTTGCGTAAGATAGAGGGTAATGCAGGACATGAGAATGGTGCAGAAGTAAACATCAGCCATCTACGTGGTAGTGGAGCTATTGCACAACTGTCAGATTGTGTGATAGCTTTAGAAAGAAACCAACAAGCTGAAGATAAAACTGAGGCTAATACAACCAGGATTAGAATCTTAAAATCTAGGCACACAGGCGAAGTTGGTTTAGCAGGTAATCTTTTGTATGACTCTATATCAGGAAGACTAGTAGAAACTGAGTTTACAAATACTCTTATAGATGACATACCGTTTTAAGGATGAAAGATGTTTTATCAAGCAATCAAAGCACAGCAAAAATATATCAATTTAAAGAAAGCAAAAATATACAAAACAGCTTTAACAGATGAAGAAAAAGAAATGATATTTGAACTAACAAGAAAAGGTTGGCAGGTAGGAGCTATGGCTGAAAAGTTAAACTTAGGATATTCCACAGTATATAATTATCGTAGGCAAGAACAACGAAGGAATAAATAAATGAATCTCGTCTTTGACATAGAAACAGACGGTCTTGATGCATCAGTTATCTGGTGCATTGTGGCTAAAGATATAGATACAAAACAAGTATATTCTTTTTCTCCTTCTAATATAGAAGAAGGGATTGAGTTGTTGGCGAAGTCTAAAATACTTATAGGACATAACATTTTAGGATTTGATATTCCTGTATTAGAAAAGCTTACTGACATATCTTTTAAGAATAAAAAGATAATAGATACGTTAGTTCTTTCTAGGCTTGCAAACCCTGAAAGGGATGGTCATGGATTAAAAGCGTGGGGCTTTAAATTAAATTACCATAAAGGTCTTATGCAAGAAGAAGACTTTAAAGAATACACACCAGAAATGTTAGAGTATTGTATAAATGATGTCGAATTAAATGCGTTAGTTTTCCAAGCATTGTTAACTGAGTTGACGGACTTTGATGAAGAATCAATAAAGCTTGAGCATCAAGTTGCAAAGATATTAAAAGATCAAGAGAACTATGGCTTCATGTTAGATGTAGAAAAAGCACACAAGCTTTTGGCTACATTAAAACAAACCAATCAAGAAATTGTTGAAGAAGTTCATAAAGTTTTCTTACCTAAAAAAGTTAAGTTAAAAACAGTAGTCCCTAAGTTTAAAAAAGATGGTACATTATCTAAACAAGGGTTGACAGAAGAAGAGTATGAATGTTATTCTAAAAAACACCCTACTCAAGTTCTTGCATTTGATAGATATAAGATACAAGATTTTAATTTAAATTCAAGAAAACAAATTGGAGAATACTTACAGGACTTTGGTTGGAAGCCCAAGAAGTTTACTCCAACAGGACAACCTATTGTAGATGAATCAACACTCAATGCAATAGAAGATATATCTCAAGCTAAATTAATTAGTGAGTTTTTATTATTAAACAAACGTGTTGCTTTAGTAGATTCCTGGTTTAAAAATTTAAAGGGCGATAGAGTTCATGGTTACGCAGTGCATAATGGTGCTGTAACAGGACGTATGACGCATTTTAAGCCCAATATGGCACAGATACCAGCCACCTATAGTCCTTATGGAAAAGACTGTAGATCTTGTTGGACAGTGCCTAAAGGGTACAAATTAGTAGGTATAGATGCTAGTGGTTTAGAATTAAGAATGCTTGCACATTACATGAACGATAGGAGTTATACAAATGAAGTCCTTAACGGAGACATTCACACCGCTAATCAAAAACTTGCGGGACTTGAATCAAGAGATAAGAGTAAAAAATTCATTTATGCATACTTATACGGAGCAGGAAATGAACGACTTGGCTCAGTGGTTGGAGGAAGTAGAAAAGATGGTAAAAGACTTAGAGAATCTTTCCTTGCTAATTTACCAGCACTTGCAAATCTCAAAGATAGAGTTGAACGAGCGTCTAAAAGAGGTTTCTTAAAAGGATTAGATGGTCGCAAAGTTACTATAAGATCAGAACATGCTGCTTTAAATACACTGCTGCAAAGTGCAGGAGCAATAATTATGAAGAAGGCTTTGGTTTTATTTGTAGATTCTATTAAACATTTAGATGCTCAGTGCGTAGCTAATGTACATGATGAATGGCAGGTAGAATGTTTAGAAAAAGATGCAGAAGAAGTAGGTCAAAGAGGTGTTCAGGCTATTGTAGATGCAGGAATATACTTTGATTTACGCTGTCCTTTAGATGGAGAATACAAGATAGGAGACAACTGGAGTGATACACACTAAAACAGACCCTAATAGAACTGGAGATCTAGCAGAGCATTATGCTATAACATGGTTGTGGGATAAGGGTTATCAAGTCTTTAAGAACTGTGGATGCACAGGGCCTATAGATTTAATTGCTATAGATGAAGAAGGCAACATTAAAAAAATAGATGTTAAGTCTTACAAAGATGGTAGGCTTTCTGCAAGAACTCCTTTACAAAAAGCTATGGGTGTAGTATATCTTCATTATAATTCTCTCACACGTAAATTAAGGTTTGTAAAACATAGACATGAAAAAAGTAAACACAGTAGTTGAAGATATTTATAAAGCATTAGAACCTTTATCTAATCAAAAAGCAGTAGATGTTCCAGAAGAATTATTAGAAGAACTAACTAATAATTTAAAAGAGTGTATTACTCATTGGGCTACACCGCAAGAAAACTCAAAGCAATATATCAGAATGTCTAATGTAGGTAGGCCATTAAGACAATTGTACTTTGATCTTAAAGAAGAAAAGAAAAAGAAAGAACAATCAAATCCTTTTCTGTCTATTAGATTTTTGTACGGTCATTTGCTTGAAGAAATCTTAATCTTTTTAGTAAAGCTTTCTGGGCATACAGTAACAGATGAGCAGAAAGAAGTTGTTGTTGATAACATTAAAGGACACATTGATTGTAAAATTGATGGTGAAGTTATTGATATAAAGACTGCTTCTAACTTTGCATTTAAAAAGTTTAAAGAAGGAACACTTAGAGACGATGATCCCTTTGGTTATCTTGCTCAGTTAAGTGGTTATGAAGAAGCAGAGAAGTCTTCTAATGGTGGTTTCTTAGCTATCAATAAAGAAACAGGTGAGTTAACTTTGTATCAGCCTGATGAGCTTGATAAGCCTAACATTAGATATAAAATAAGTAGGGCTAAAAAAGCCATAGACCAGGACAGTCCTCCAGAACAGATGTGTTATGAGCCTGTACCTGAAGGCAAGTCAGGGAATATGAAGCTTCCTAAAGCTTGTGTGTACTGTTCTCATAAACATAAATGTTATCCTGATTTAAGAACTTTTAAGTATTCCAAAGGCTTAACATACTTTACTAAAGTAGTTAATGAACCTAGAGTCGAAGAGGTAATATAGTGCAGCGTATAAATAAAAGTAAAAAACAAAAATTTAACAATACGATAACTAGATTAATAAAGGAATGGTTGTATTCTTTATTACCTGAAGATCAGTTAAAGCTTTTAACTCTTGAGAAAATCCAAGAGTTAATGCCAAAAGAACCTTATTTCTTTAGCCAAGGACAAATAAGAACGAATGCTTATACTTTTAAATGGTTTAGAAAAAAGATAAAGAAAGTTCTTAAAAGGTCTAATAAAACTTTAGAGACAATTACATTGAATGAGATTATAAATGCGTAAGCCCAGAGTCAAAAGACCTAAAGAAAAAAATATACCTAAAGGTTATGATTCTAAATGGGAGGCTGAGCTACATAAGAAACAATTAAAGACTTGGAGTTTGCATAATAAGTCTGTGCCTTATGTAGTAGAGCATATTTATTGGCCTGATTTTATTAAAGTTATAGACGGTAAAACAATTCTTTTAGAATCTAAAGGAAGGTTTTGGGATTACCAAGAGTATAACAAATATATCTGGGTTAAAAAAGCTTTGCCTGATGATTGTGAATTAGTATTTTTATTTGCTTCACCTTATGCGCCTATGCCAGGAGCAAAAAAAAGAAAGAATGGCACTAAGTTTAGTCATTCTGAATGGGCAACAAAGAATAAATTTAGATGGTTTTCAGAAAAAACATTTCCAAAGGAGTGGATAGAATGAGTATTGATAATGCAACCCCAGAAGAATGGAATAAATTTAAACTTAACACTGCTATAGCTAATGCTTGGGATGCAGCAGAAGAATGGGAATGGGATGAGCCTAATAATCATCCTGTGTACGGTGAAAATATACCTGATAATAGTAGTAAAGATGCTGTTAACAATCCTGCTCACTACAATAACGGGAATGTAGAATGCATTGAAGCTATTGAGGCTATGCTCACGCCTGAAGAATTTATTGGTTTCCTTAGAGGTAACTCTTTCAAATACCGTTGGAGGTTTAGATACAAAAAGAAACCTATAGAAGATCTACATAAAGCTCGTTGGTACGAAGAGCGATTGCTCAAGTTCTTGATGGAGAATCAGGATGTCTTGGGATAGAAAAGCAGAGCGCACTGAAAAGTTTAATAAAAGAAAAAAGTCTAAAAATAAAGCACGTACTAGAGGGTACAGGCAATCACAGTTAAGAGAAAAGGATGATGTTGATGACATTAAAAACTGGCAAGATGAATTATTTGGGGATAGAGATTGATTACGATAAAGAAAGTTTGCTTACAGAATTTTCTATTCAAACATTAAAAGATAGATACTTTTGGGAAGATGAAGAATATGCTCAAGAAGCTTTTGCAAGGGCCTCTGTTTATAGTGCTACTTATCAAGAACATACTGACTTTGATCTTGCACAGCGACTTTATAACTACGCAAGTTCTAATTGGTTTATGTTTAGCACTCCTATCCTTAGCAACGGGGGAACTACTCGTGGTTTACCTATCTCTTGCTTTCTTAATTATGTTCCTGACTCAAGGCGTGGTCTATCTGATCATTATGACGAGAACATATGGTTGGCTAGTTCAGGTGGAGGCCTGGGTGGATATTGGGGTGATGTTAGGAGTAATGGTATATCTACTGCTAACGGCAGTGAGTCTACTGGTAGCATTCCATTCATGCATGTAGTAGACAGTCAAATGCTTGCCTTTAATCAAGGCGTTACTAGGAGAGGGTCTTATGCAGCGTATATGGATATTAGCCATCCAGAAATTGAAGAGTTTATTGCAATGCGAAAGACTACTGGTGGCGATCTCAATCGCAAGTGCCTTAACTTGCATAACGGTGTCAATGTATCTGATGAATACCTATATGCGGTAGAGCATGATCTACCCTGGCGTTTGATTGATCCTAAGTCTAAGCAAGCAGTTAAAACTGTCTCAGCCAGGGACTTGTGGTGGCAGCTAGTACACACCAGAGCAGAGACAGGTGAGCCGTACATTGTCAATACAGACCGCTGTAATGAGTACCTACCACAACAACAGAAGGACTTAGGACTTACTGTGCGACAGAGTAATTTATGCTCTGAGATTACATTGCCTACAAGTGAGGAACGCACAGCAGTTTGCTGCTTGTCTAGTGTTAATTTAGAATACTTTGATGAGTGGAAAGATAATGAAAACTTTATATCAGACCTAGTTACCATGCTAGACAACACACTGGAGCATTTTATTGTTCATGCACTAAATGGTCTGTGGCTTTACCGCAGAGAGCAAATAGACACATTAGAGGAGTTTATGGAGTATGTGGGACAAGATAAAACAGGCTTTGCAAAAGCCGCTTATAGTGCATATAGAGAACGGGCGATTGGCCTTGGTGCGATGGGCTTTCATTCTTATCTTCAACGTAATGGAATCCCTTTTGAAAGAATGTACGCTGCCAGTTTTAATAATAGAGCCTTTAAACACATCAAGGAAAGAGCTACTGAAGCTAGTGCACAGTTGGCTGGATCTAGGGGTGAAGCTCCTGATATGGTTGGCAGTGGTCTTCGTAACTCACATCTTCTTGCTATTGCTCCTAACGCCAGCAGCAGTATTATATGTGGTGGAACGAGTCCTAGTATTGAGCCTACGAGGGCTAACGTATTTACGCACAAGACTTTAACTGGATCTTTTAAAGTAAAAAACAAGTACTTGGAGAAGTTACTAGATGAAAAAGGTATCAACACAGATAAAACGTGGAAGGATATTGCGGCTGCTGAAGGTTCTGTTGAAGGCTTGGAGGCGTTATCTCAAGAAGAAAGAGAAGTATTTAAAACCGCACCTGAGATCAATCAAATCTGGATCGTTGAACATGCATACCAAAGACAGAAATATGTATGCCAAGCTCAGTCAGTAAACTTATTCTTTATACCACCACCAGCTACAGCAGAACAGGAGGTACATGATGAGTACTTGGAATATATTAATAGCGTACATTGGGCGGGAGCTAACAAACTCAAATCTATGTATTACCTCCGCTCTAATGCAGCTAGAAATACAGAGAATGTTAACATCAAAATACCAAGAATAAATCTTGAAGAAGGGGAGTGTTTAAGTTGTGAAGGATGAAGAAGTTGACGGAACATGGAATTACAGGCTCTTTAAGGAAGATGAAAATAATTTAGCTATACATGAAGTTTACTATCATAAAGGCGAGCCTAGTCTTTATACTGAAAACCCAGTAGCCCCTTTTGGTGAGAGTGTTGACGAAATTAAAGAAGATTTAGAAAAGATGTTGTTAGCTATTAACAAACCTATACTGACGGAGAAAGACTTTGATTAGACTTTTATTTATTTTATTGTTATTACCTGCTTGTGCTACAGACGGAACACAGCGTAGCCAGTGGGATTATTATAAACCTAAAAATACAAAGTGTCCTGATAACTATATACCTACATGTAGACAATATGGGCCTCATTTAATTTGTGAATGTCGAGACAGATTATATGCCTAAACATCCAATAGAAGACTGTCAGTATTATATATGGGAAGAAGATAGGCTTGCCTCTTATGAAGAGTTCAAAGAGTTCTACGCTAAAAAAGATGCAGAAGATACTAAGTTTAAAAACTTTTGTATCCAAGAATGGGCTGAGTATGCAATGAACTATAACAAAGAAGACAAGCTTAGCTATGCGGTGTGGTTCGCTAAGAATGAAAAGGAGCTAAGAGAACATGGAAGATCATAAGATAAAAGCATTGAAGAGTATGTACAAAGCTCAGATTATGTGGGCTGGTTCAGAGCTTAAAAATTATCTTGAAAATCCAGCAGCCGTAGGAGAGCATACAATGCTTGAGACTATGGATGAGTTAGTTGGCAAGATAGCCGAAGCAGAAGATAAATTAGTTGTACTAGAAACTTCTTTTTTAGAGAGCGCATTTAATGAGTGAGATACAATATAGAATGCTGCCTCTTCCTTCTGTCTTTATGATGGAAGCAGACTTTCCTATGGAGCATGTAGATACTTTAAATAGTTTTTTAGACGATCTCTTGTTACAGGAAGATAGAGTTACTGCTGCTGACACCCTTGTAGGACAAATACAGGCTGGTGAACAGTTACGTATGGATCATACTCATAAAGACTTACAAGACGTTAGAGCTTGTTTGCAGAACCTAGCCGTACACTACGTTGGACAGTTCTTTGAAAATACTGGTCAAGTATTGGATGGTGATAGGCAAATAGACATAGATGAGTTGTGGTCTGTTCACAGTTACGAAGGCGACTACAATCCGATACATGACCACGGCACTAAGACTATAATGGGTATTAGCTGTACAACGTGGACTAAAATACCAGAGCAGATACAAAAACTAGAAGCGCCACATGAAGGAAAGTTTAGTTATTATAATGCTTCAGGATGCAGCGATGGCTTTATAGAGTTTGTATATGGCCAGAGCGCAGTCAATGATAAAGAAAGACTAAAGCCTACTCAGGCTGTAGTATTTAAACCACAAGTAGGTAAGATATATTTTTTTCCTTCGTGGCTGCAACATATGGTATATCCATTCAAAGGCGAAGGAGAGCGCCGTACTGTAGCTGCAAACTTAAACGCATTCCCAGTGGAGAAACAATGAATACAACACTAGTAGATTTAGTAACTCTTTGGAGCTACGACAAAGGTATTATTAACAACAGCACACCACTTGCACAGTTTGCAAAGCTTGTATCAGAGATAGGAGAACTCGGCGATAACATTGCTAAGCAACGAGATATTGCAGACGATATAGGCGACTGCCTTGTGGTGTTAAACACACTAGCAGTTATGCACGACACAGACCTAGACCAGTGTTTACGTGTAGCTTACTTAGATATTAAAGATCGTAAAGGCCATATGAACAGTAATGGCGTTTTTATAAAAGAAGGAGATGTAGCTTGAGAGGTGAGGATATAATAAAGGAGTGTACTGAGTTACAGATAGAAGCATTCGCTTTTACCGGCAGCACCCAAGCTAACCATGCATTCCAAGCGTTACTTATAGCTGCTATAGATAACTTGACATCAGAGGTACGGGACTTAAAAAACTACTTAACAGTAACAGATTATGTAGAACTAGACTTAACAGATAGACAGGAACAAAACTAATGAGCCTACTAGGAACAAGAGATTATTATAAGCCGTTTGAGCATCCTTGGATGTTCGACTACTACTCACAACAGAATCAGATGCACTGGTTCCCAGAAGATGTACCGCTGCACAATGATGTGAAAGATTGGCAGGTTCTTGATGAGTCTGAAAAGAATTTACTTACACAGATCTTTAGACTGTTTACTCAGTCTGATGTAGATGTTGGTTCTGGTTATGTTGACCGTTATATGAAGATCTTTAAGAAACCTGAAGCACGTATGATGATGGGTGCTTTTCATAATATGGAGTCAATACACCAACATGCTTACAGTCTGCTACTAGACACCGTAGGAATGCCTGAGCTTGAGTATAAGGCGTTTGCAGAGTATGAAGCTATGGCAGATAAGCATGAGTATATCGACGCTGTACGGGTCACTAAAGGCGATAGACAGTCCATTGCTAAAGCACTAGCTATCTACTCTGCTTTTACTGAAGGGCTACAGTTGTTTTCTAGCTTCATAATCCTTCTAAACTTCCCACGCTTCGGTAAGATGAAGGGCATGGGACAGATTATTACATACAGTATACGTGACGAGTCTATGCACGTAGAAGCAATGACAAAGTTATTTAGAGAATTTATCCAGGAAAACATTGAGCTATGGACTGATGACTTCAAAGCTGAGATCTATCAGGCATGTCGTGAGATGGTTAACTTAGAAGATAGGTTCTTGGATCTTGTGTTTGAACAAGGTGACATACGTGGACTAACAAAGAAAGAGATGCAACAGTATATTAGGTACATTGCAGATCGTAGGTTGCTACAGCTAGGCTTGAAACCTAACTACAATGTAAAAGATAATCCACTAGATTGGCTTGATGATGTGTTGGGTGTAGAGCATCAGAACTTCTTTGAAGGCCGAGCTACTACATATATGAAAGCAGGACTACGCGGTAATGTAGAAAAAGTGAGGTTTGCATGAATGAAGAGGGGAACATTATATCCTTTAAAGTATTTATAGATAAGAAGGGAAAGTTAATGACAGAGTACAGCTATCTTCCCAAAAAAGAGATTACAAAGTTTTTTGATGGTGAGGATAGTATTCTTCTGCATAAAGTTTTTAAAGAACTAGATCCTATGTTTACTAAGTTGCATAAAAGATTAGAAAAAGAATTAGAAAGTTTTATTTAACTTTGGTTAAATGCAGCTTCATTGTTAAAATCTTGTGTAGTCTGGGATAGCAATAAAGTATTTTGTGTAGTCTAAATTAACTTGCACGCTACACAAAACAGATTGAGGTAAGTAGAGACTACACAAGATTTTAGCAATGAAGCTTTATTTAACTTTGGTTAAATGAAGTTTTTGCTTGCATAATATTTTATCACTTGTAGCTAATACATAATCAGAGTGCTTTTGTATTAAAGAAAAAATAGCCAGTTTAAGATCAGCATCTTCAACTTCAACAAATGCTGTGCTTAGATGTGAGATTGCTTCAGTATTTAATCTTAGAGTTCCTGCTTCTGGAGATTCAAAAAGTACTACAGAGTCTTCCATAATTTAGTCCTTACCATTTAACTTTGTGTGACCAGTATCGGGCTGAAAGTTTTGAGGGATTAGAGTCTTGTGCATTATGTCTAGCATAATATGATTTTTTACGAGCTTTGTCTTTTTTAGATGTAGGATTTTTACCAGCACCACGGACACCTTGTTGTCCAAAGCGTATGGTTTTAATTTTATCACCATCTTTAGCTACAACAACATGGGATTTAGTAGGGTGCTTAGGAGTTCGTTTGGGTTTGTTATATCCAGACACTCCAGCCCTGGCTAATCTAGGATCTTTCTTTTTAGCTTTACTTCCTTTTTTATATTCTTCTCTCATTTCTTTCTATAGCTCCTTGTCTTCTTTGCAATCTTCTTAGGTTGTTTGCTATGTTGTTTACCCTTCTTAGTATCTTCACGTTTCTTTTTAGTAGTAGCAGCATATTCAGAAGATGATAAAGCTTTTATAGCTTTTTCAGGCAGATAACGCTCACCTGTTTCACTAGACTTCTTACCAGACTTAGTACGCCACTTCTGTTTTGTCCAAGACTTTAAAGACTTTTGAGATTTTTTAAGTGCCATTACTGATCGTGCCTCTTGTCTTGTTGTTGTTTAATCCACTCTTCAAGTTCTTTTTTACTTCTTGTTTTTTGATGGGTTTGTTTTGCCATGCTTTTTCCTAAGAGATTCTTTAGCTTTCTTAGCTATCTCTGCTTGTTTAGACTTGCCAGCTACCTTAGCTCGCTGCTCCATTACAGTAAGTATTTGTATCTTACGAGCATAAGGTTTGTTAATTCCTTTTACTTTACGAGCAGTATCTCTGGCATCTTGAACAGTAGCATATTTAATACTTACAGTATCTTTAGGATTCTCATCTGTGTATAAACGTCTACCGCTGCCTTTAGGCTTTTTGCCTGTTCCTTTTTTAGGATCAGCCATTACTTATACCCACCACCTGCGGCTTTGTATTGCTTAGCAAGCATCTGGGCTTTACGCGCCGACCACTGACCAGCTTTACCGCCCTTTGTTCCTGCTTTAATCTTGTTAAATAAACGCTTACGCATGGTAGGCTTGGTGTAGTTACCAGCCTCATTAACTCTAGATTTAGTTTTCTTTTTAGCAGCCATATTAGTCCTCTTTCTTTGCTGGATCTCTAAATAGTATTTTACTTCCTGCATCAGATACATTGATCTGACGAACCCTACAATAAGTTTTAAAATAATTATTGTTACTTAATAAAGCATTATTATCTGCAACTGATTGACTATTTAAGGCAGCAGAATATTCTAAACAAGAAGTTAATTCTCTAAAATAAAATTCTTCTCCTGTAATTTGTCCTCTTTCTAGTATGATAAGGACAAAGATCATCATAGTCATGCTTTTATATCTACCGTGTATTTTAACTGACTTTTTATTTTCAGTATAGTTACCATAACTTGCCCGTTTCTATACTCGTAGTAAAGTTGCTCATACTGGTTAACAGCTTGTACATCATCTTTACCTGTAAGGGTTTGATACTTCATGGAGCGTATGTCACGTACTTTATCTAATACTACATAGTCATGTGCATTTACACTGTTAGGAAAAGGAGGTATAGCTTCCACTACAGTCTCCTTTTCTTTTTAACAGCCTCTGTTTTAACAGCAGTAGGTTTACGCAAGTCCCAAGTAAGAAGTACTAACTTAATGTCCCACGCTGTTCCAAGTACTCTTGGGCCTTGGTTACGCACATACACTTCTGCTCCGTATCCACATTGTCCTTTGTTGTACAACAGCCACTTTCTTGCGACTTCGTGGCGGTACGATGGTGGCTGCACGTAGCGTAGCATCCTGTATTCTCGCATGTCGCAGAACAAGTTTGGGTTTTCTGGGTCATAGTCTATTTGGCTAAGAGAGCTTGAACCAGTGCGGCGATCTGTTCGTTTGTTTTCTCTTGAATTTTTTCCTGTCGCTCCAAGCTCGACACGATGGCCTCCACTTTGGCGCTCGTTACTGCCTGTGCTTGACCGTTCTCCTGTGCCTTTTTTGCAGCTTCCTCCGCTATAGCTGCAATACGCTCACGATCTTCTGAAGCATGTGCAGTATTAGCTTGTAGTACGCCCCAAGCAACTGCTAAGCTTACAGCCGCTGCTGCTATAGGTAGTCCCCATTGAGGTATCTTAATAGTTCCATCACTCATAGTTATTTCCTTTTATTCATTATTCCCATTACAGATCTAACGCCAAACGATGCAGCAATAATTACAGATAAACTGTACTGATACCAATCTGGCATAGCTTCTAAAGCTTCAAATCCTGCTTGTACATATTGCACAGTAGCAGGAAAGAAACAGAGTATAAGAGGCACACTAAATAAAAGTGTAAGCCACTCATCTTTCCAGGACTGATTGGATGCTCTAGCCATAGCAGTTTCCCAATCAGCAGCAGACTCAGCTTGCTTTACCATTACAGTAGCTTCTGCTTCTGCTTTAGCTTTAGTCTTAGCTACTTTACCTTCTAGCCAAGTCCCTCCTAATTTTACAAGACCATCAAGCACTGGAATCGCCATTAACTTCTTCCTCTATTTGATCTAAAATAGTTTGTTGTTGTTCTTCAAATAAAACACGAAAGTCTTCGTATTGCATAAAGCCTAAGTTGTGTTTTGCTTGGTGTAGTTGGTAAAGCCTGTAAACCTTACCAAGCATATCTTCACTGTATAAAATCATTAGTAACTCCATACGTGCGGTCTAGGACGTTCTTTAGAATTTGGTAAATCATCTAGATGTATAAAACGTACTCCACCTTTTTGGCTTACACCTATTCCTGTGAAACCTGCGTTTAAAGCTGCCTGTAAGAGCTTGTGAGCTTGTTCTCCTCTTACCGCTATATCTACAGCCCTTCCTGATGCATGAGCGCCAGGAGCGTTTTTACGAGCTTCTATAGGGTGGTCAGGACAACGGTAGGCAGAAGTAATAGGAAAAGCAAAACCTAACTCACCTCTTAGCTTATCAACCTTTTGCATAAATGCAGGGTCAATGCCTTCTGACTCACAGTGCTTGCATTCTAGTTCTTTGTCTGTAAAATATTTGTACATATGTATTCCTAATAAAGCCAATAAAGGTATTAACGCAAAAAAAAATATCTAAACATTACAATGTACCTTGCTCTTGTCTTCTAGTTAATTCATTGAGTTGATCATCAATACGTTTTCTAGCTTCTTCACTTGCTCCTTTATAAGCAGCAGTATCTCTTACACGTTCTGTAAGTTCTGTTTTACGTGGTAGTTCTACAGGTGGTGCAAGTATAGAACGCTGTTTAGGTTGTTTTAATGAAGGAGCTTTAGCAGCTACTCTAGCTTTACGACGTTTTTTAGGTTTAAATGCTGACATATCTTTATCAGGAGAATAATAAATAAAGCTATTTTTATTTAACGGATTGGCTAATATAGGCTCAAAACGTTTAGTATCTTTATCATATTCTACTAAAATATCTCCATCAGGAGTACGCATATACCTAACTCCTCCTTTACCACGTTTAACTTGATCTTGTTTAGGATCATAGTCTTCTAAATCTGGACGTTTATCTCTTCCTTGCCGACCTATAATTCCTTCAGTTTCATCTGTTTCTCTTGCCCTTGCTAAATCCATTTGTCTTCTTGTTTCAAATTTTTCAAATGCAGAAAGCGTATAAGGTTGTTCTTCTGTAATAATAACTTTTTTAAGATACTCATTTGCTGCTTGTTGACTTTCTTTTTGATTTGTTATTGTAGGAGCAATACTTGCAAATGCTTTAGCATTAGGATGCCGAATATTATTATTTACAGGATGATGTAAAGCTTCAGCAGGTTTTGTTTCTTGCCTACCTTTAAGAAATGCAGCCATCTCTGATGCATTTAAAAGCCTACCAGACTCATTATTTAAATATTTAGAACTTTGTCCTGGAATAACTTCTGTTATAAAATATAAAGGAACAGGTATTTGGCGCTCTGGGACAATTAAACTAGCATCAAATTGCTTTTTAAAAGCATTATAAGTTTTATTTTGATCAGCATCTTTTAAATTTAATTCAGATTTTAAAAGAGCTAAGTTTCTTTCAGTAGCTTGTTTAACTGTTAAAGTCTTGCTAGGAAAAACTTGTGGAATGCCTAAAGCAATTCTATTCATTCTGTTTTCATATTCTCCATCAAGTTCTCCTTCAAATTGATCATACTTACTATGAGCATATTCGTGTCGTTTTACAAACTCTTCCCATTCCTCTCTTGTTTGAATTGCATTTTCTGGTAATGGTTCTGCTCCTGGCTTTTTTTCTAAAACATCTGGGCGTAAAGTTGTCCACGCTTTTTGTTGATATTTTTCTTCCATTCTTACAGGATCAATATAAATTGTATTATCAGATTTACTATGATAAGCAAAAGCATCTTTTTGTTTAGGTAAAGGCCCAAACACTACAGGAACATTAGGTAATTCTTCTTTTAATGTTCCTAACTCTTTATCTCTAGGAATTAAAGAAGTTACAATGTTAAAAGGCCCAGCATTAATTTTTTGCTTTAAACTTTCTGTAGAAGTGTTTGGCCCTATTTTATTTTCCTCAATAAACTTTGTACGATAATTTTCGTGTAACTGAGTATTAAAATCAAAATATGTTTGCGTTGATACTACAGGTGATACTGAATCTTCCATAAACATTGTATCATCTAAAAGAAACCAGCTTTTATTTGGTTGCATTTCTGATGCAAGTAAAGGCTCATTGCGCCCTTCAAAACTATATGTTGTTACTGTAGAGTCTATTAACTCTGGTCTTTCAGGAGGCAATATATCTGTTGCTTCTATTTCTCTAACTCCACCTGCTAGTAATTCTCTAGATCCTGGCATAGCTTTATCTGCTTCTTCTAGCAAAGCAGTTGCTGTAGCTCCTGTAGATTCAAAAGCAGTACGCACTGGAGGTACTTCTTGTTGTACCGTTTGCTCTGTAACATTAATAGCTTCTTTTGCTAAATCTTTTGGTTGTTGTTGTTTAGGATTAAATTGAATAGAATCATAACCTGCTTTCTTTAAAAGTTCTGTTACTGATTTATCTAAAGTTCTAAACGCATTCCAAGAAATACTATCTAAAGGATCTGCATAAGAAAGATCTTCAATATTTGTAGCAAGAATACGTTTTCTTTCTTTTCTTAATCTATCAAGTTGTTTTAATAACTGAGGATCTTTTAGCTTACTCATAAAGTTTTCATCTTCTAACAAATCGCTAGGATTAAACTCTTGATCTAATTCACCATCATAAACAAAAGGATTTAAAGTTCTAATAGTTCCCTTTCGTGACTTAGGGATATTAACAGGTGGTTGAGTTTGCGCTACCATCCAGCCTGTTTTATTTTGAACTATATATATATCATCTTTAACAGCAGACTCTTCAATGTTCAAACTTTTTAACAATTCTGCTTGCTTTCTGTCTTGAATAGGTGTATCTTCATAACTAATGAAATTATCTAACTCAGCTTTATTTTCTTGTGTAGGATCAAAAGTAACTCTATCAATTTCATCATCTGTAAGATTTAATGTTCTTTGTATTGCCTTAACTAACTTTCCTTTAGAAAACTTAGCTCTATTATCAATTATATCTCCTGCCTGATCTTCATAAGGCATACCTGTCATACGATCTATACGACTACTAGGATTTACAGAAGCTCTAGGAACATTACTAAATACTTCCCCTCCTTCTGCATATAACTTAACTTCTTCTAAATACTCTCGTCTACCTTGTTGTAAATAAGCATCATAAGATTGTTCTTTTAATGGGGGCTTTAATCCAATAGCTCTATCAATAGACTTACCTACTTCTTTAACATCTTGCTTAAAAGAATTATTTTCTACTAAACTTGGTAATGCTCTATATAAACTATATCCTGGCGTATTAGTTGCTAAAAGCTCTCCTGGCCCTTTACGATACAAAATAGCATCAATAGCATCGCCTACTATTGGCCCTGTAACTGCTTTAGTTACTGAACCTAACGTACCTCCACCTATCTCTGCATTTTCTCTAGCATTCTTAACATACTCACCATAGCCAAACCCACCCCAACGAGATACAGCTTCAAATGCTATTTCTCCTGCATCTTGTTCTTCACCTGATGAGTCTTTAAAGTTACCACCATTACGCACCCAATTAGTACCTGCTGCTGCCATAGTCATCAACAAGCCTGTACCTAAAACTTTACCTCCCCCACGAATAGGATCTCTGGCTGCTTGGCCGTAAAAGTTTTTAAGAACAGTATTACTAAAAGCAGTCGGGTATCCCATAAATTGTAAAAGCACAGTACCCATAGGTGTTTGTTGTGCATGGGGTCTAATAGATGCTGCTTTAGAAGGATCTAGAATTACTTCATTAGTAAAACGTGCAGCACCTCCCATTACATTAGTTTCGTAAAAATCATTCCATTGTCTTAAACCGTTTACTATATTATCAGTGTATTTATTAGCTCCAGCTTTTTCCCACTGCAAACCTGTTTTAATGTCTACACCTAAATCTAATAACTCTTGAGTTAATCTAGAAAATTCTTTATTTCTAGGCAATGCATCAGCATTTCCGGTTTTACTTATTTCAATATCTTTTAATTTATTCATCTTTCTAAGATTCTGAGTAATTAAATCTTTACCCATTGTAAAAGATGCAAGCTGAACAGTACGTGTCCATTGTTCTAGCAAATTTAATCTAAAGAAACCACTTTGTATTTTTTTACCTTTAGTACTTTGAATGCCTTCTCCAGCCAAGCCATCAATACGTTGAGCTACTGCTTGGTTAATTCCTAAAAATACTCTGTGCATTTCTGCAAGAGCATCTTCTTTACTTAAATTAAATCTATCTTGAAGCTCTCTAACTGTACCTTCACTTTGTTTTTGTACTGAATACTTAACAGTTTGAGCTACACCTTTTGCCCATGTAGCTGTATTTAAACGAGTTAAAGGAATAAAAATTTCTGTTAAACTAGAAAGTGTGGCTAAAGGTAAGTGAGCTAATTGTTGTGTAATTTTTATAGTATCTGGAACAATACTTAAACCATTCATCCCAAAGTTTTGATTATCTAAACCAGTAGTAAAATTATAAAGTCTTGCTAACTCTTCTTTATCATTATTAGTAAGAGTAATGTTTTTTGCTTTAAGTTGTGATTCAATATCTCTAACATATCTTTCATTAAAGTCATTTATATTTTTACCAAGAGTTCTACTTCGTGCATATAGTCTAGAACTTTGCGTAAAGTAATCACGCATTAAACTGTCAAAGTCATGGTCTATAAACTTTTCAATTTCTAAATCATCAAGTAAAAATAATTTTCTAGGACTAAAAGATGATGGAGCTACAGTACCTAAAGTTTCAATATCAAGTGTGTTAACTTGAGTTTTTTTACTAAGCATATCATCAATAATGTTATTAGCTACTTCATATTTAGCTGTGCGTAAATCAGCAGCATTTTTACCTTTAAGAATATCTGGTAAAGTATTAGCAATTTTTCTTTTAGCTTTTTCATTTATTACAAAAAGTTCTCCTAATTTAGCATTTATTTCATCTGTATTTTTTACTAAAAAAGGAGCTTCAATAGAAATGTCTGTGTTATATTCTCTTTGTAGTTTTTCTACAAAATTATTTATATCTTCAACACGTTGATTTTTTAAATTATCTACCATATCTTCAAACGTATCTGAAAGATTAGTTTTGCGTATATACTCTTCCTTTTGAGGGCCATCAGGCAATAAACTAATAACTTTAACATCAGAAATAGAAACAGCATTACTGTTTACCATAATGTCTGCAAGTTCTTTTCTATTTTCCTGAACTTCGCTCCACTTCCAACGACGAGTAAGCCAATCATTAGGGCCAGCATTTAAAGGCTGTCTAAAAATTCCTACTTGTTTACCATCCTTTAAAACATTTCTAGCTAATCCTTTTACTTTATTAGCTATCTTACGATGAGTTTCAGTTGCTTCAGGGACTTTTGTTTTCCACTGATCATTTTTAACACGCATAAGTTTATCCATAATAAACTCATCTTCTTTATTCATTTTTCCTCTAATTAATAAAGGGCGTATTAAATCTTCATATTGCTGGAGATACTTTCCTTGATAGTTATTTAGCACTTCATTATAAGAATAATTTAATTTAGCAGCTCCAGGCCCTTTAAATTTAAAAGTGTCATAACGAACAGTAGCTAATAAATTTTTAAGAGCTGGGGAAGATTCTGCTAAAGTTAAAAATCTAGTTACGGGTTTGCCAACTGTTTTAGAAATAACAGTATCTTTTAGTTTAGAAGCTTTAAATCCTAAACTGTTTTCATCAACAAATGTTTCATCTGAAAACTTAGCTAAATTTTGTCGTGCTTCTTGAGAAAACGCAGTAGATGCTTTGCTAAGTCCTGCCCCTAAACCTGCTCCTAAAGCACCGCCAATAAATGTAGAACTTGCTATATCATATAAATTTAAACCATCTCGTATATCTATACCATCTATAGATTCTCTTTCCTGACGAAGATAGTCATCCATGCCTGTCCATACAGCGCCTTCAGCAGCCCCAAAAAGAGCAGTATTTTTTACTTTATCTTTATAATACTGTCTAACTGCTTCTTGTCTTGCAAGTTTAGCTTTGTTAATAGTAGACTTCCAATCTACTTTATTATCAATGTCTAATTGTTTTAAACCTTCTTTTTGAATTACATCCCATAACGGAACATCATCTTTAAAAGTATTACCTACTTTTTTTAATCCTAATTTAGCTGCTTGTGCTAAACCTTTATTAGCAAATAAAACAGAAGTACTTGCGCCTCCAGTAAACGGAGCAGCAATAAGTGCTGTAAGTGTTAAAGGGTCTGTAGCTAAATCTATTGTAGCGTCTTTAGCAAAGTTTAAATATTGGCTAAACCCGCCCATATCAGCATTGTCAAATCGTTGACGCAAATACTTATAGTCTTTCTTTTGTTGATCTGTAAAGCTTGGAATATCTACAAGACTACGTTTTGCACTAGAACCTAAGTTCCATTCTTCATCACGAAGATACTCATATACATCTTCTACTTGCTGATCATTTTCACCTATGCTAGATAAAAACCTTTCAGACACAGCAATATACTCTTCATCTTCTTCTAAAGAATCTAAAGTATCTTTTTGGTATCCTCGTTTTTTAGGAGGAGTATATGTTAAACGTATATTAGAACGATCTTTATAACTCATTAATTACTCGCTAGTAATGAATTTTTATTAGAAGATTTTAAATTATTGGCTACTTGTGTATATATTTGTATAAGCCTAGAATCCATCGAAGGACTATAATTTTCTAAATAATCATTATACTGACTAACTTTAGAATTAACAGTAGATCCATATTCTTCTTTTCCAAGATTAGGTAATGCTCTATCATTTTCTGCTCCAAAGATACTTTGAAGTTTTAAATATTCAATAGCATTTCTTGCATAATCATTGTTACTATTTACAGGAACATTTTTAGCTCTTTTAGCTTGTCGTTCAAATTCTTTTTCTTTTTGTTGATCTGTCATATCAGAAACTTTAAGACTATATTGATTTATTTCTTCTTGAGCTTTTTCGCCATTAACTATTTCAAATACACTATCTTTAAAATTTTGGCTTTCTTTTTTATTACTGGCTACTCTTATAAACCTTTTTGGATTATATTCTTTAGGATTAGCAAGTGCAGCAAATGTAAGAGAATCTACAATAGGATCTAAAGCATTAGCCTTACTAGTTAAACCTAAAGTTGCATTGTGAGCTTCAATAGCTTTAGCGTATGCTTCTACACCTTGATCAAAAGTTAATTCATTTGCATCAAATTTATTTTTTAAATAAACAACAGGTTTAGTAGTATCTACCATTAATGAAGTTCCATTTGAAAGAGTTACAGGTATTTCTTTTTTATTGCTAAATAAATTACGTTGCCTTGCATCTGCACGATCTACAGCCCTAGAAATATTATCTCCTTCTAATAAGGAAGTTTGTTGAGTTTCAGGAACAACAGCTTCTGCTGAAGGTATTAAAGTATTAATTACTGTATCTAATACAGTTGTTTCTGAAGTTTCTTTAGGGCTTGTAGGCTCAGGGATTACTTTTTTTTTATCGTTTCTTATACCTGCACCACTGCCTAAAATTTCTAAACTTCTTCTTGCTGTTCCTGCAAGCGCATCTCTACGTCTTTGAAGTTCTTCTTCACTTAATAAATCACCTCCCATTGCTCTAGGATCAGGATCTTTTTGTGTAGGTATTTTAGTACGTTCTTTTTCTTCTTTTTCTGCTTGTGCTTCTGCTTGTTGCATACGCAATGCTTCAACTTTTCTATTAAGAGCATCTCTTTGATCTTTAGAGCCTCTAGAATTTACTTCATTTTGTAAATCTGCTAAAGCATTTTCTGAAATATTTATATCAAGAACATCAGTGCTTACATTAAATCCTTGGAATATATTTGCCTGAGCATTTTTAGCTGTTGTTACTTCTGCTTTTAAATAATCAAACACTTTATCTTCATTAATAGCATTTAAATCAGCACGAAAACTTCCTGTATCTTTATCATAGACAATACCACCAAGTTCTATAAGCATATCAGGAATCATAGCTTTGCCAGCTTCTATATCAAAAGTACTTTTATCACCAAAAATTCCATCAGTGCCGCCTCTTAATATATTTAATTCATTTGTTTGTTGAAGTTCCGTAACCCAAAAATCTGCTTTATGCATAACCTGGCCTAAAGCATCAAGACCTGTACCTCTAAAACCTGCTTGAGCATTTAACTTTTCAGCTACATTATCATCAAACCCAAAAGTATTTCCTCCTGCAATTTGATTTTGAAAAGTAAGTTGTACTTGTTCAACTATTGCTTGTCCTGTAGTAGATCTATGATTATCTTTTTCTCCATATCTGGCAGCAGGAGCTACTCCTGTAAGTAACCGTTGTAGCAATACTTCATCTCCTCTAGCATTAGCCATATTTATTGCTTCTTGAAGTTCAGGAGTATTTAAACGTAAAGCACCATTTTTTCCTTCTGCTATTTTATTGCCATAAGCATTTAAGCGCATAACATATCCTCTACCAGAATAAGAATTAGTAGCCATATTTTCTAAAATTTGTTCAGTTAACTTAGAATTAATAGCACTATATTCTTGAGAACCTATAGCATTAATTCCCATAGTAGCTAATTGATTAATTTGTTGAGTATCTATTAAACGAGTTTGTTCTTCAGGAGTAAGATTACCTTTATCTTTTAAAACTTTAATAGCTGCTAAACTATCTTGACGAACAGTATTTAAATATGTAAAATTAGTAACGTCTTCAGGAGTTCTGATATTAGACCTTTCTTGTATATCGTTAAATAAACTTTTAGCTCTATTTCTTTGATTAGTTATTCGTTCTTCTTTTTGTTGCAATGTAAGATTGCCATCATTTTCAATTTTAGCTATTTCACGATACATATCTTCTTGTATTATTACTTGAGCTTGAGTAGGCATTGCTGAACCATATACTAATGAATTAAAAAAAGTTTGTACATCAGAAGTAGCCGCATTAGGAACATCACCAAATCTTTTTTCCATAGCCATGCGTATACGTTCTTTAGTTGCAGTAGGCAAAGCTACACTGTAATCTCTTTGTTCATTAGTTAATAAAGCTGCATACCCTAAATCTAAACCTTGAATATTTGTATTAAAATCATCTTTAGTACGTGAATCTCTCCAAACACTAAGAGCATTATCCATATCAGCAGCAGGTTTAGACATATAAGTAGATCTAAAAGTATCAATAGAGCCATCGCGCATTCTAATTTTACGTCTAAGTCTTCCATCTAGTTTAGCAAGTAAGCCATAATCAGCAGCATCAAAATCAATATCCATTGCTTGCAAAGATTCTGCGGCAGCTTGAAACTTATCATAGTTAAAAGATTGGCCTGTTTTAATATAATTAGCTTGGTCTTTAATTGCTGCTCTATAAAAATTAGTAATATTTTGTTTAGCTTCAGGACTTACTGCATAGTCTTGAACATACTGTTCAAAATCATCATAAGAACCTGTCAAACTTTGTGGAATAGTTTTAAACTTTTCTGTAGTTTCTCTCCATGCTTGTTCACCAAGAATAGGTTGTGCAGCAGCAAAAGCAGCATCTGATATTTTTTCATTATCTACTTCATCAAAATTAAAACCTTGATTAGCTAATTGATTATATTGTTGAGATGTTGCTTTGTATAGTTTTGCATTTTTAGCAGCATTCATATTAAGTTTTGCAAGCTCTAATGTATTATCAAAATTAACTTGATCTATTTCATCTTGAAGCTTTTCAGTTTGATATTGGTCATAAACACCTATTACACCTTTAATAAGATTAGGAGCTAATTGTTTTAAATAACTAGGATCTTTTCTACTTCCTCGTTTAGCAGCAGCAAAACTTTTAAGTAAACTTTCAACATCAAAATCTCTTATGTCAGGACGAGTAGCCATTTATCTTTCTCCTAATAAACTAGGCTGTTTTTCTTTTACTTCAGGCAAAGGAGTTTCTTCTATTTCTTCTAGTATTTCTTTAGGAACACTACGAACATCTATACCACCTTGTTTTCTTAAACCTTTAAAGTTTACTTCTTCTTTAAAAGAATTTATAACTTCATTAGTTATTTCTCTTTGTTCTTCTTCATCTAACTCAGCATTTTCGCCTTGATAAATTTCATAGTCTCCAATACCTGCACGTTCAGCAATAGCCATTAAAATAACCATAGTAGGTTCTGCTAAAAGCAACATTAAATCAGGATTCCATTTTCCCTGCCTAAACCCACTTTCTAATAATATCTGAGCCATACCAGCAATAGGTAAAGTTTTACTATCTAATACTTCTAATAAAGCAGTCAATCTTTGAGAATCACCTATAATACTTTTAAAGATATACTCAATAGCTTCATTAACTTTTACAAACTCAGGAGGGCCTTCCCATGGATAAGGCGTATCGACAGGATTAGTTAAAGACTGTCCTGGAATTGGTCGATTAAAAGGATCAACCATTTTTACAATTTCTGTATTTATCATATAAGTTCCTAAGATGACATGCTAAAGTAAGGCCCATATACTTGAGAGTATCCTGCATTACTTCTAATACTGTTTAGTGTTTGCATTGGGTTAGCCCCATTAGATATACTATTATTAAGTTGTACTGTTTGTGACATTGTAGGTAAAGCTGCTGTAGCTTCTGCTGCATCTAATTGAGAAGAGGCTATTGAGCTTGCATAAAGATTAGGTCGGTTAGGTGGTTCAGGTGGCTCTTCAGGAGGAGTTAACAAAGAAGCTGTTGTAGCTGTTGTTCTAGCAACATTAGAAGTTCCTCCAAAACCTGTATACTCCCCACCTGTTACAGATGTAATATCAGCCTCTAAACCATATTGAATAACATTTCCAGTTGTATCAAAAAATCCTTCACCTTTATTTATAGCATCTTGTAAAGATGCAAATTCTTGTCTAGCATAAGCATTAGAAGGTTGTAAATCATATTTTTTAGCAAACACATCATACGCTTCACGATTTTCTGTATTTGCTAAATAATCTGCAAAATCTTTACTTCTTTGTTTAGATCTTACAAACATATCTATATCTGAAGAAGTTACATCTTTAGTTTTACCATAATTTTCTAATAATTGATTACCATAAGTTTCATATCCTGGAAGATCTTTTGCTGTAGAAGCATCTTTATAAAATTCTAAACCTTTAGTAGTTGTTTCAGAAACAGTAGGAGACATTACATCTACTTTTCCTGTAGCTGCTGCATCTTGTAATTGTTGTTGCATATTCATGCCAATTCTATCTACATCTGCAAGAGTATTAATTTCTGTGCTAATAGTCTTAGTGCCAGCTTCTAAAGCAGCTTCAGTTACAGTATCTGTTACAGCTTCAGTAGTTATAGGTGACACAGCACTTGCTCCACCTAATTGAGTAGCTGTAGTAGCCGCACTTGTTCCAGCAGATGCGCTACCAACTGTAGTTGTAGTTGCAGCAGCAGTTCCAGCACCCGTAGTCGCAGTCGTAACACCAGACGTTGCAGCAGGAACTGTTGTACCTGTTGAAGTTCCTGCAAGAGTAGAACCTGCACTTGCTGCTGTACTAGTACTCCCAGCTAAAACTTTAAAAAGGCCAAACATTCCAGCAGCTAAACTTAAAGTCCCAATAACTCTACCAACTTTAGAGTTAAATACTTTACCAATAGCCTTACCTATATTACTAAGACCTTTACCTATTTTTCTAAACAATGACTTCATAATATTTCCTTTACAAAGATCCTAATCCTTGATTTATTGCTTCACCTAATTTTTCAATCCATAACCTTTCATCATAAGCATCACTATCTTGACCAAGGGCAGCAACAACAATAGCTGCTCGTCTAGCTTGATCACCTTCATATGCTTTAAAATCAAAGTCAGCTTGATCACGCATTTCTTGCCATAAAAAAGCATTTGCTTGTGAACTCATATTAAAAGCATTCATACTGTTTTGCATATTAATTGCATTTTCAGTTGTAGTGTCTAATTCATTAGCTCTACGTCTCCAAGCAACATTAGATGCTTCTACTGCTGCTGCATTTTGAGCATTCCAAGTATCACGTTGAAGTTGTGTAGTTGAATTAAACTTATTAATATCTGTTTCTAAACCCGCATTAAATTTAGCTACATCTGCTGACCTATCTGCATTTTTAGCTTTCTGCATATTCTCTTGATTAGCATTAAACTGCGCCATTGCATTAGACTGTGAAGCATTAAATTGTTTTTGAGCAGCAGCTAAATTAGCATTAAATTGATTTATTTCATTTTCAGATTTAGCATTAAATTGTTGAGCAGCATTTGCTGCGGCAGCATCAGATAACATTCTTTGCTGCTCTAACTGTTGATCTAAAACTACAGCTTGTTGTTCATTATTTAAATTAGCTAAATCCATTTGTAAAAAGTTTTGAGCATTTGTAATTGCTAATTTAGTTCTTTGATCTACAGTAGCCATATCTAAGTTAGCCATTGCTGTAGCATTCTGCATAGCTGCTTGTTGTTCATTACTAAAATCTTGTAATGTAACAGTTTGCATAAATTTAGAATTAGCTAATGCCATCTGTTGATCTGCATTAAACTTAGTAATATCTATATTAGCTTGAGTTTGAGCATTAAACATTGCAGCTTGTTGCTCATTGCTTAAATTAGCTAATCCCATTTGTTGAGCTAATTGAGCATTTACTTGAGCAGCTTGCATTTTCTTTTCAAATCTTTGTAAGTCAGCTACATTTTGAGCATTCATGCTTTCTGAATCAGCTTGATTCTTTGCAGCAAGATTAGCTAATTCTACTTTTTCATTCGCACTTAATTGTGCGAGTTCTGCACGTTGTCTAAGCTCAGTATTTTGAGACATAACATTTGTAAGTGTAGTAAGTCTCTGTAGCTCAAACTGATTATCTGCTGTAAAATTAGCACTGTCTGCTGCTGCTTTTTCAGATAAAATAGCTAAACGCATTTGTTGATCTGCATTTAAATTAGCTAAATCCATTTGCTGTGCTAGATTTGCATTAGTCTTTTTAAAGTCTACAAGCACGTTAAGATTAGTTAAACGCTCTTGATTTTCAGCAGTCATAGTATCTCTAGCTGCTGCATTTTGATTTGTTAAATTAGTAAGTTCTACTTGTAATTCTGTAGAAAGATTAGCTTTCTCCATATCTTGTTGGAGTTCAGCTTGACGCATAGTCCTATTAACTTTTGCATTATAATCTGCAAGTCTTGCTTGCTGCTCTACTGAAAGGTTTTCAGAACCTGCTGCATTTAAAGCTTGTAAGTTTGCTAAATCTAAACGACTACCTGCATCTAAGTTAGCTAATGCAACTTGTTGACGTTGACTAGATTCTTGAGATGCTTGTTGTTGAGCAGCTTGAAGATTAGCCTGGGCTGTTTGTTGTCTTTGTTGTGCAGAAGTTATTACAGCTTCTTGTCTAAACTGACCTTGTTGTACTTTAATCTGCTGTGCCATTTGAGCAGTTTGAGATGCTGCTGTCTGTTGGTTAGCAAGATTCTGCATACGCAATTGCATAGTATTTTGAGCAGTAGCCAAATTAGCTTGTTGCTCATTACTTAGATTCTGCTGTGCGCGTTGCTGAAGGGCCTGTGCGTTGCTCTGAGCGATTGGTAAAGCACTCTGTATGATTGCATTAAATAAAGCATCACGGCCTACTGTGGACACTTCTAGGCCCCTCTGAGCCATCTGTTGCTCTATAGCTGCAACTGCTGGTCTAGCCCATGTAGGAGTTTCTCCTGACTCCATACCAGCCAATAACTGTTCCATTTGAACAGATACTAAAGCTTCTTGAGGTAAAGCTGCCACTGCTCCTACTACTTTAGGATCTGCACCTGTATCTATTTGTGCAGTCATTACCGCAGGATCTTCAGCAACTGCTGCTGTAATTTCTGGAGGAAGATCTGCAACAACAGAAGCCATATCTGCTGCTGCTGTAGTACGTGCTGTGCCTGTAACAGCTTGTCTTGATGAAGCAGCTAAAGTAGGCACACCACCAATTTGTGCTGCATCTCCTTGAGATACACTACCTGTAATAGCTTCACGACCTTTTAAATCTACAGAAGGTGCAGTCCCTAATTCAGCAGCTATTCTACTAGCAGCTTCTTGTGTTTGTGCTGTACGAGAAGATGCTTTTGCATAAGTAGGTAATTTTGTAACATCTGTTTGTTGATTAGTTATAATACCTGTTAAAGCATCATCTTCAATTTGCTGTGCTGTTCTTGTAGTAGCTGTAGGGCCAGTAACAGTATCATCTACTGTAGCTGCTGTTGCATCAGTTGCTGCTACTGCTGTGGCTGCTTGCTCATCAAATGTAGCTGCTGTTCCTTTAGCTTTTGTAATTTCTGCATCAGTAGGTGCTGTAGCTGCTGTAGCTTTTTCAGTTAATGAAGTTTTTTCATCTACAGTAGCTTTATCAGGATCATCACCTGTAGCAGCTTTTGTAGCATCTAAATCACCTACTTTTTGTGCAGTAACTTTTGCAGCAGCATCAATCGCAGAATCATCTGTTGTAACTTGGCTAACAGTTCCTTTTGAAGCAGTCACATCTGTAGGAGTAGTTGCTGTACCTGCTAGTGCATCAGTTTGTGTAGCTATTGTTGTTACATCATCATCAGCAGTTTCTAAAGTACTTAAAGGTTTTCCTTCTGCATCTACACCTACTTTTTTAGGGGCAGCTATCTTTATATTAGATTCTCCTGTTTCAGGATCATCAAAAGCACTAAGATCTCCTTTAGCTATTTGTTCAGCCCTAGTAGCTGTACGTGTTAATCTTTGACCTTTCTCATTCAATGTAGTGCCTCCGCCTGATGGATCTGATGAACTTGATGAACTTGATGAACTTGAGGAACTTGATGAACCTCCTGCGTTATCACCTGTTGAAGCTTGACCATCATTATACAACATATCCAAATCTGGATTATCTGAAGTATTTGTAGAATCTGATCCACTTGCTGTACCTTCTGTAGTTGTTGTAGCTACTGTACTTGCTGAACCTGCACTTGCTGGCGCACCCCCACCTGATCCACTTGTTTTACTTGCTGAACCAGCACCAGGAATTTTTTTACTTTCTTGTGAAGTTCCTTGTGAATGATTTCTTGTATTAGGATTATGAGGTATCCACTCAGATGGTCTTCCTGTACCTTCACTTGCTTCTTGATTATGAAAACCTTTATGAAATTTTCTTCTAGGTTTCTTTAAAGATTTTAAAACTTTTTTCTTAGTAGCCATATTTTAACCTAAATTCATTACTACAGTAGAAACAACACCAGTAATAACTACTGATACAACTAACCAGGCTAATCTTTCCCAACGTGCTGCATGACTGTCAGCAACTTTACGAAGTTCACGTAACTCTACGATAGCTTCGCCCCAACGCTCACCACATTCTTTCTCATGTTCAGATATGCGTTCTAAGGCTTCTAAAGCTACTTCCATTTCAGTGTTGATAGCCATACTTAATTTCACCTATTGCTTTGCTTTACCAACTACTAAGGCGAAATACTCAAGGACTTTATATGCTTTAGCAACCATAGCATCGTCCTTGGGCGTTGGTGTCATTGCTGTTATTGCTGATGCTAATGCAACGGCTGCTGTAGCAATGTTAAAGATGTTTATTAGTAGTTCCATATTTTAGCCTTCTTCTAGCTCGTCTACACGAGCGGATAGTTGTTGAATTGCTTTAATTAACACGGGCACCATTTGAGCTTGGTCAACAAGCCATCTCTGTTCGCTGTCTGTGTCAATGCTGAGGTCGCTTTCATTACGAGGCGCATTTACCGCAAATGGAAAAATATCGACCAACTCTTGAGCCAATACACCCGTCCATTTGCCACGCGCATTTCGGTTGTTGAATGAGGTGTCAGAGGGGTCATCCCAATTAAAGTCCACAATGCGAACTTGGTTGACCTTCTCTAAAGCATCCATTTCGGTGTCAACAATGTTTGTTTTCAATCGT